TTTCCCTTATGGTGACCATGACGATTTAGTCGACTCAACAACACAGGCGCTGTTGCGATTCAGACAGGGTAATTTTATCCAGCTAGAATCAGATTACATGGATGAACCAAAGTATATTGAACAAAGGGAATATTATTAATGGTAGATGACGTAGATATTTTTGAACCAGGGTTAGAGGTCACAGTGCCGTTGCCCGCAAACAAAGGGGATGAAACATTTTTACGTGGCGCATCAAGCATCTATAATTTTTTAGCACCATCAGATAAACGCCAAGCAGAGCTAGATGAAATAGCTGCTGACCGTGAAGATGTTTTAGAAAGACTAGGTATCGATAAAGCACAAGCAACAAGAATGCTTGGATTTGGCGATGAACGTGGCCAACTGCTCGAGGACATGGGGTTTCAGCCAAGAACAATTAAAGAAGACTTTGATAGATTTAGAGAGTTTATGTATGGGGCACAGCAAAGCGGCTTTCAAAAAAGAGCCGAGGGCGTTGCTCATGAAGACTTAACTATGGAGGAAAAGATAGGTCAGTTCATGTTACCTATAGATGTGCTTGACGTGGTTGGTTTAGGTTTTGGTGTGAAACAATTAGTTAAACTTGGCGTAAGAAAATTTGGCCAAGGCTCAAACAAAAGTGTGATCGATCTAGCTAACGATGAATCAATCGTTAATCAAATGTCAGATGCAGAGGCAAAAGACTTAATAAAAGATTTACAACCTGTGCTCGGTGGAGAGCAGAATGTATTTTTACGTTACGCTAAGAAACCAAAACAAAAAAAGAAAAGAGCAGCACCAGGGTTAAAACAAATGGCTGACGTTGAAATGGCTGTACCTCCTCCAAGCGTCCTTACAAAAACAGACATACCTACACCAAAACAAAAAGAAGAATTACCATCACTACCTCAAGAAGAAGATTTAGAACTTACCGTGCCTCTTGCAACAGAGAATTTTTTATTCACTGACGATCTACAAAATTTAAAACCTGTTAAAAAACCTAAGGATACAAAGGTTGGTCAAAAACAAAGAAAAGGACAAATGGAAAGTTTAGCTGATAGTATTAACAAATCTCCAGATCCTTTAAATGATGTAAACATATTAAGACAAGTAGCACTAGCTTATTTAAGAGGTCAAAGTTCAACTAATTTGTTACGTCAATCTTTAGATAATCCAGAGATATATAAAGATTTAATTGCTAGAGCAAGAGAAGTTAACCTATTACCAGGCTCAAAACAAGGCATAGGTTTAAAAAAACAAGGTAAAGAAAAACAAATATTAAGAGATAAAGACGTTAAAGATAAGGCAAATAAAGCTTTAGATTATTTAACAAAACTACAAAAGAACTCACCTGGTAAAATTAAAGTGGGTGCTCCAATGTTGTATGAAACATTATCGAAAGAATTTCCTGATTTATTTCCAGTATCAAGAGCTCAACAAATGAGAAAAGAGGACATACAGGCAATGAAGGATATGGAGCCAAAACTCAAAAAGTTTTTAATAAAAAAGGGCGAAGGTAGAGTTATAACAGATCCAGATACTTTAATACCTAAACCGATAGACCCGGACGTTGAATACAGAAAAAATGTAGAGTTAATGAAAAAGGTTGCAAGAGAATATCCAGATGAAGTTATTACAGATTTGCAGAATCCTAATGTGCCAGATCTTTTACAAGAGGGTGCTGACCTTACTGATCCAGAATTTGCAACTGCAAGGTTAGCTGGAGATAATAAAGATTTTGTTAGGTTCTCACAAAACCCTACTTTTAAATTTTATCAATATTTACGTGATACCTTACCTTCTGTAAGTTTGAACAGATTATTTAACAATGTAAAAATTGGCGACCCTGCAGATTTGGCAAACCCTGCTCAAAGAATGTTTAATAATTTTAAAAAACTAGAAGACACTAGAAAAGAAGTGAGCAAACTCGTAAGACCTTTTTTACAAAGAGTGTTTGGCCCTTATTCAAAAAATATTTCGTTACAAATTGCACATACCTTTGAAAAAGGTAAACTAACAAAAGCTTTAGAGGGCAGTCCTATTTCATATGATCCTGAAAAATTTATAGGAGAAGGAGCTAATCCTGATTTTTTATATCTTGATATTTCTGCTTACAATCAAGACTTACAACCGTCTCTTGAAGCAATGGCAAGGCAATTTAATCGACAAGGTAATTTTGAACAGGTAGATAAAATTTCACAGCTCATGGAGCTTATGGGAGTGGAAGGACAATTACCAGGACAAAAATTAGGTAAGAAAAGAAAACTGTCTACAAAACTTTTAGGTTTAATTGACGAGTTAGAAAAAAGAGGTGATCCTTTACCTGAAAGAAAAGAATTGTTAGAAGCTATTAATATTCTTAAATTAGCGGATGCAGAAGGATTTAGTGTAGGTGGTATGGTTGAAGACGACAGAATAAATATATTTGAAGATGATATGCCTGAGGGGTCATTTGAAGTAGCTAGTTTAAAACTACCATTCTTTAAAATGTTTGGTAAGCCGCCAATCAATGAAGTTGCACCAATACCAGTGCCAAAAGAAAAACTTACAAATCCAACAAAGAAACAAACTCAGTCATTAGAAGGTGAAAGAGAAAAAATACAGGAAGTTTTTGATCCTACACCCGATGAGAAAATAGATCTAGCTGGTGAAACTATAGAGGTTACGCCTTACACTAAACAACCAATGACATCTATTTTTTATTCAGATGTTGAAAGAGTTTTAGCAAGACCGGATACACCAGAAACTTTTGCAAACAAACAAGCGGTTATAGATTTTTTTAATAAGAATAGAATAAAGAAAACAGAACTAGAAGATTATCGTATTGGTCCTTTGCTTAAATTATTTGAAGATAATGTGCCAATACCTAAAGCTCAAATTATACGACAAGTAAGACAAGCACCGATCAAAGGTTTAAAATTACATGCGACTGGCCTAGGATCTGAATTAATTAATCCTGGTAGAGAGGTGCCTGTAAGATATTCTGGTTATGCAGAGGATGGTTTTGTTGATGGATCACAAAGAGAAAGAGTTCTGTACATTAACAAAAAAGATTTACCAGGCGATCCGGGAACTTATCCACAACCCATGTTTGGTGGCGAGTCTGTACCTCGACATGAGTTTCAAATACCAAGTGAAGACGATACCTACATTGTAGGTTGGTCAAGATTAACAGATCGTATGGGTATTCTACCTACCAGATTAGAAGCGCCTAAAACAAAATCAAACATACCAGGTCTTACTCGTGAACGAGAAAGAGCACAAAGACAGGTCGCAGGTTTATATGCTGAAGCAATAAACAAGTTAAATAGGGAAGGTGTTAGAAGAGGTTTTGATCAAAGAGAACTTGAAAGGTTAAGTCAATTGTCACTAGAGCAAATAATGCTTCAATATGGTGATACAATGAATGAGTTGAGTCCAGGTTTGCTAGATCAGATAGACGAGTTACTTGTAAAGGTAGGAGATTTAGATACAGAGATAGCAAAAGGATCCACTGTTGATACAACTGGAGTAGTAAAAGTAGCATTTGTTGATGAGATGCAATCAGACATTATGCAGAAAGCTACCGAGAGAAAACAACAGCTGGCTGCTGCTTTACGTAAAATACAAGAAGAGGGTGAAGGCACAACAATAGAGGGCCTCAATAGACAAGCTAGACAAGTCGTAGATTTCTTTGAGAAAAACAAAACTGTGTTTAGACCTTTAGAAAAAACTGAAGAAGAAGCAGCAAGGATTGGTGAAAAGATAAGAAAGCTTGACGAAAGAGTTGATGAGATAGTCAGAGGTTACATAGACACGAGAGAAATATCACAAGAAAACATTAATGAACTACAAACATTATTAAATGACAATATAAATTCTTTGCTTAACGAAATAATAGAAATCGATTCACAAACTGTTGACAAATTGTTTCCTGACCTACCGTTTAAAAATAGAGATGAGTGGGCAGATGCACTTGTTAAATCTAACTTGTACGAATTAGCTTACAGAAAATTTGTATTAAAAGAAGCAGATGCACCAGAATATTATGCTATTACGCCATCTAGACTTGTAAGCAAAAGGTATAGTTTTGTAGGTGATACGGCAACTCCTGCTGCAGATAGAGCAGCAGACAAGGCAAGGAGAATACAACAATTTAAAGATGAAGGCACTTTTGGTGCTTCAAGATTTAAAGGTATTGGTATGGCAGAATTTTACGGAGGACCTAAAGCTGTTGATGAATCAGGTAAGCATTATACAAGCACATTAGAAAAAATATTAAAGAAACAAGCTAAAGAAAATAACTCTGAGATAGTGACGATGCCTGTGCAAACTAGAGCAGGTGGAGATGATGTATTTAAGATTACAGATCAAAACGGAAACATGGTAGCCACTCTTACAGACGAACGACAGGCTAATTTAGTTTTAGAGAGAAATCCAAACTACAGAGTAGAAAGAATGCGAGTTCCAGATGAGGGATCAACAACTCCAGTTTTTGCTATCAAGATCACTAAAGAAATGCTAGAACCATACAAAACACATAAAGCTATGGGTGGTTTAGTACAATTAGAGGATATATTTGAGGTATAATGGTTGTAGATAGAAGAATTACAGGAGTTCCAACAGAGGGCCTAGAGGTAGAATCAGTAACAGTTGAGACACCAGATCTAAGTATCGAAGGTGTAGAAATGACAGATGATGGCGGTGCAATAATCAACCCAATTGAAATAGCACCAGAAAATGAATTTGATTCTAACTTAGCAGAATTAATAGATGAAGAAATATTAAATGACATATCATCAGATTTAATTGGCGATTACAAAGAAGATAAATCTTCAAGAGAAGAATGGCATGATGCCTATGCTAAAGGTCTAAAACTTTTAGGATTTAATTATGAAGACAGATCACAACCTTTTCAGGGCGCAAGTGGTGTAACACACCCTTTATTATCTGAAACAGTAACTCAATTTCAAGCACAAGCATATAAAGAATTGCTACCAGCCAACGGCCCTGTAAGAACGCAGATTATTGGTAAATCAACACCACAAAAAGAACAACAGGCACAACGTGTGCAGGAGTTTATGAACTACCAACTTATGCACGTCATGGAAGATTTTGATCCTGATTTAGATCAAATGTTATTTTATTTACCATTATCAGGTTCAGCATTTAAGAAAATATATTTTGATTCAACATTAGATAGAGCTGTATCTAAATTTATACCTAGTGATGATTTAGTTGTGCCATACACATCTACAGACTTAGCTACAGCAGAAAGAGTAACACACGTTTTAAGACGTAATGAAAACGAAATTAGAAAATTACAAGTATCAGGCATGTACCGCGATGTTGATATTAAAGAAACCGCTGATGACGAAAATAGTCAAATTAGAGATGCAGTAAATAAATTAGATGGTGTTAAACAAACAGGTAGTTCATATAGTAATGACAACTATACTTTGTTGGAGATACATTGTGATTTAGACATACAAGGTTTTGAAGATCCTGATGGCATAAAGCTTCCTTACATCGTAACAATAGATGAAGGGTCACAAAAGATTTTATCAATATACAGAAATTATGAAGAAATGGATAATCTTAAAAAGAAAAAACAATATTTTGTTCATTATAAATTTTTACCAGGTTTAGGTTTTTATGGTTATGGTTTAATACACATGCTCGGTGGTTTATCTAGAACTGCTACAGCAGCTTTAAGACAATTACTGGATGCTGGAACTTTAGCAAACTTACCGGCAGGTTTTAAAGCTAGAGGTCTTAGAATACGTGACGATGATAATCCAATTCAACCTGGTGAATTTAGAGATGTTGATGCACCTAGCGGTGACTTACGTGCAGGTCTTATGCCTTTACCTTATAAAGGTGCAGACGCTACATTATTTCAATTATTAGGTTTTGTAGTTCAGGCGGGTCAAAGATTTGCTGCAATAGCTGATCAAAAGATTGGTGATAGTGTTGCAGCTAATGCACCTGTAGGCACAACGATGGCGCTGATCGAACGTGGCTCTAGAGTAATGAGTGCAATACATAAAAGATTACATTACGCACAAAAGATAGAGTTTAATTTATTAGCAAAAATTTTTAAAGATTTCACTGCACCAAGATATCCATATGAAGTTGGTGATAATGCAGTACCAAGTATTAAGACTTCTGATTTTGATGAGCGTGTTGACATCATGCCTGTTTCAGATCCTAATATTTTTTCTATGTCTCAACGTGTTACCTTGGCACAGACACAATTACAAATGGCTCAGTCAGATCCACAATCTCATAATCTGTATGAAGCATATAAGAGAATGTATCAGTCATTAGGAGTAAAAGATATTGATGCAATACTACCACCACCAAAATCTCCTGCACCAAGAGACCCAGCTATTGAAAATGCTGACTCTTTGTTAGCAAAAAAGATTTATGCTTTTCGTGGTCAAGATCATCAATCACATATTGATGCTCATAGGACATTTATGTCATCTATTTTAGTGCGTGCAAACCCACAGGCTACGACTATATTACAATCACATATTATGGAGCACATATCATTACTTGCAAGAGAGATTGTTGAAGCTGAAAATGCTGAAGTAATACAGGCTGAAGCACAAAAATTTGGTGGACAAATACCTCCAGAGCTACAGCAACAGTTCCAAGCAGAGATAGAAAAGCAAGTTTCAGTAAAAGCAACAGAATTTATTGAAGAAATGTTTGTCGAAGAGCAACAAGCTATGGCTGGTCAAGGTCAAGACCCACTAATTGGGTTAAAAGAGCAAGAATTACAGCTAAGAGCACAAGAAATTCAACGAAAAGCACAAAATGATCAGTCAAAATTAGACTTAGAAGGTGCAAAACTTGATCAACAAGCAAAAATTGCACAAGATAAGATAGATTCTAATGAAGATATTGCTCAATTACGTGCAAATGTTAATTTAGACAAACAAAATGATCGAGGCAGAACTTAAATTAGCAAAATATTTCGATTCTTTGATGGAATTTGCAGAAAATTCTAGTCAAAGTGAACAAGATAGTATACTTTTAGCTGGAGCTATGATGGGTGTTGCAAAAGTTATATACCAAAAACATTTTAACCCCGATCAAGTTCAAAATTTAATGGATCATAGTGGTTATGATCTACTAAACTTAATAAAACCGACGAAACACTAATGGCTAAAAAAACTAAACCACCTAAATCACCAGCGGCACCCCCCTTTAAAATTACAGTGCCGTTACCAACAACGCAAAAAAAGAAGAAAAAGACAGGACCTGCAGGTGGACCTAAGCCAAAGAAAAAAACAAAGGGCATAGGAGGTTTATTAAAAAAACCGAAAGCTCAAGGTGTGCCATCAGTAACACCTTTTAAAAAACCTAAGAAAAAACAAAAGTTAACAGAAGAACAAAAAAAGAATGTAGAAAAAGGCGCTACAGTAATGGAAAAACAAGACATACCTGGAACTCCACATTTTCGAATGGTTCCTAAAAAAAGCGCTAGTGGAACAGAAATTATGGAGGTAAAAGGAGGCGGTCTTATGGAAGCAACAAAAAGATTAAAAGCACAAGGATTAAAAAAAGGTGGTTTTCCTGATTTAAGTGGTGATGGTAAAATTACCATGAAAGATATTTTAATGGGTCGTGGAGTAGTAAAGAAGCCTAAGAAAAAAGCTATGGGTGGCTCAATGACATTAGAAAAGGGTAAGTTAAAAGGTGTAAAAGATGCACCAGAAGAAAGACGTAGAGAAAAATTAAAACGTGTTCCTAAGGGACTTGCTATGGGTGTAGCAGGAGGTATTAAAGCTGGTGCGAGAGCTATGAAAAAAGCTGGTAGACTAGCATTACGTGGATATGGAAAGGCAAGAAAATGAACTTTAAAAAAACTAAAATGGAAGTTGTTAAGCAAACAAATCCTTTTCCTACAACTAAAGTTGCATCAGATGCAGCTATAGTTTTTGCACCGTTTGTGGTTAGACAAAACAAAGGTGCTGGGCCAAAAGGACAGACTAGCAACCAACAAATTAAAAAAGTTCCCTTTAAGGGAGTAAAGTAGTATACTTCGCAAACTAATAAGGAGGTTTGTATGAACTTACTAAAAGATCTTTGGGCACACTTAAAAGAGTGGTCTGATTGGAAGATGAAAGATTGGATTAAAGCTGCAATAGTAGCAATAATCGTAATAGTTATCATAGGAGCAATCTAAAATTTATGTGGCAATTATTAGCTAAACCTTTACTTGGCGTCGTCGCTGATGGCGTCAAGGGTTTCGTAGAAACAAAGAAAGCAAAACAAGAATTAAAATTAACAACTATAAAAGCAACTCAGAAACTTAAAGAAGATCAGATTGCTGGAAAAGTTGCTTGGGAACAAAGTGCTGTTGATCAAATGAAAGGCAGTTGGAAAGATGAAGTAGCATTAATTGTACTACTACTTCCAGCCGTTTTAGTCTTTACGCCTTTGCAAGAACACGTACATCAAGGATTTATCGCCTTGCAAGACCTACCGTCGTATTACCATAATTTACTTTACATTGCGATTTCTGCAAGTTTTGGGATTAAGGCTGGTTCTAGCGCGATAGGCATGTTCAAGAAAAAATGAATCTAGAAAGATTAATGGAGTCAGTAAAGAAGCACGAGGGCTATCGTAATAAAGTTTATCTTGATACACTGGGTAAAAGAACAGTTGGCGTAGGCCACCTTTGCGTTGAAGATTTTTGGGAAGATGACAAAGAATATGAAGAAAAATTTTTGATGGAGATTTTAGCTGATGATTTACAAAACGCTATTAAAGGGGCAAGAGAACTAAAAGAAAAACATGATTGCACAGATATTGATGAAATAGCTCAAGAGATAATTGTTGAGATGGTATTTCAGCTCGGTAAAAACGGTGTATCAAAGTTTCGCAATATGTGGAAAGCATTAGCAGAAAAGAATTATATTGGTGCTAGTTATGAAATGCTAGACTCAAGATGGGCCAAACAAACGCCAAATAGAGCTAAATCTATGGCAGATCAAATGAAGGCATGCGCTTAGAAAACTTTTTTACTTTTTATAAGAACGAATTAATTACTAGACAAAAGCAAGTTGAACAGTCTATATTAAATGGGCTTGCTAAAGATTGGGCAGATTATAAATATCTTACTGGTAAATTAGCAGCGCTTAAACAAGAAGAACAGGAACTCACGGACCTGCTTAGAAAAACGGAGCTAGAAGATGACTAAACCAAAACTTATTGTCCCTCAACACATCTGGGATGGTAAAGCTGTTGAGAAACAGAAGAAGGAGATGGAAAAAGTTCCAAATCCAACAGGATATAGAATAACTTTATTTCCCTTAAAATTAGATTCAAAAACAAAATCTGGTATTCATTTAACAGATGAAACTGTACAAGAATCTCAGTTAACTACAAATATTTGCAAAGTTTTAAAAGTAGGCCCCGATGCTTACAAAGACAAAGATAAGTTTCCCACTGGTCCTTGGTGTAAAGAGGACGATTGGGTTTTAATTACTCGCTATGCAGGTTCTAGAATACGAATAGATGGTGGTGAGTTAAGGATTATTAATGACGATGAAATACTGGCTGTCATTGATGACCCTAGAGACATATTGCCAGCTAACATACTATAAACATGGAGAACTCTATGCAACCACAAGTTCAATCAGAGCAAGATAAAATGGTGCCTATAGATACTTCGGGAGAAGCTGTCGAGGTCACCTTAGAAGATAAGAAAGTTAAAACTGCTGAGCCTGAAGAAAAAATCGAAGTTCAGGAAGAAGAACCAAAAGCAGAAGTAAAAGAAACTAAATCCAAAGATGAAGAATTAGAGGATTATTCTCAATCTGTTCAAAGAAGAATAGATAAACTTACTAAGAAAATGCGTGAAGCAGAAAGAAGAGAACAAGCTGCTATTGATTACGCAAAGAAAGTACAAGAAGAGAATAAAAATTTACAAGCTACTACAATGACAACTTCACGTGAAAGGGTTACATCTGATGAAGCTCAAATACAATCGACAGAGGCGTTGTTGAATACAGCTTATCAACAAGCAATTGAGCAACAAGATGTAACAAAACAAGTTGAAGCTCAGCAAAAAATGGCTCAATTAGCCATAGAAAAAGAAAGATTACGACTTAGAAAAAATAAATTAGATCAACAGGAGGCTGCAAAACCTACGGAACAGCCAAGTGTGGAGCAGATTGTAAATCAACCTCAACAGCAACAATCACAGCCTGACCCAAGAGCTCAAGAGTGGGCACAAGATAATAAATGGTTTGGAACTGACAAAGCAATGACTTATACTGCGATGTCATTACATGATGAAATTGTTAACGAAGGATTTGACGCGAGCTCCGATGAGTATTATAATGAAATTGATCGTAGAATACGAAAAGAGTTTCCTCATAAATTTGAGGATCAAAACAGGCCGACTCAAAAAGTTGGTTCGGCTGTTAGAAAATCGTCCAATGGGCGCCGCACTGTGAAACTCACACCCTCACAGGTAGCTATTGCAAAAAAACTTGGTGTGCCACTAGAAGAATACGCAAAACACGTGAAGGAGGCGTAATATGACTACTAAAGGAATAAAAAACCTATCACGCAAATCAGAAACCCGTGAACAGGTGACTCGAAAGAGGGGATGGGTTCCTCCATCAAACCTAGACGCACCAGAACCACCAGAAGGTTATCACCACAGGTGGGTAAGGTCTGAGTATCGTGGTCAACAAGACGAAAAAAACGTCATTGGCAGACTACGAAGCGGATACGAACTTGTGAGAGCAGATGAGTATCCAGACAGAATGGATTTACCATCTATTTCAGATGGCAAGTACAAAGGCGTCATAGGAACAGGCGGATTAATTTTAATGCGATGTCCTATCGAAGTTAAAGAAGACAGGGATGAATACTTCCGTGGTCTAACTAATGATAAGACAACAGCAATAGAAAAAGATCTACACAAAGACGAGCACCCCGCAATGCCGATTCATCAAGATAGGCAGAGCAGAGTAACATTTGGGGGCAAGAAGTCTTAATTAGTAA